TGCTGGACATGCGTCGCAATTAGCGCGTTTAGGGTCATCAAGGGCTAAAAAACGGGCCTTAATTATTGAAGATTCGCTTGAAAAGATGGCAACGCTTTACTTAAAGGCTATGCAAAGCTATTCAGACCGTATTTATACTGACGATACGGGCAATAAGTTCATTGCAGACCAGTTTACAAAGGACTTTGTGGTCAAGGTTGATGCGCATAGTAACTCGCCAATCTTCACAGAAGACCTAAGAAGCCTTGCTTTTGCCCTTGCAGACCGTGGCGCGATCACAAAAGAGCGTTTAATTGACATTTTAGAGCCTCCAATGAAGCAATTGCTTAAGGAAGACCTTCGAAAGATGGAGCAAATGAACCAATCAGCGCAACAAATGCAAAAACAGCAGCAACCAACGCCTGAAAGTGCTGCACCACCATCTCAATAGGAGATTAAGATGCTTAGTGATGGAAATTCCGGTATTAGTAGCGGTTCAGGTGGCTCTAATGGAGGCACTGACCGCTTTTCGTACAAAAGTGACCAGCCAAGAATGAACGAGTCTCAGTTAAAACAGATTTATCGCACCCCTCAACTCAATTACGGTCGTGCGACAATGAACCGCACGGGTTATCAACGCGCAGGAGGTAGATTCTCATGATGCAACGCAAAATGTTACGTTACGCACGCCGTTCGCGTCGCTAATTGCTTGACAGACGGTCGATAAGTGGTATAAACCGCGCTGAAAGGACATATTATGGGTGTTAGCGCAGAAGATTTAATGAAATTAATTCGAGGCGGTGCTTCAGATGGCAAGGCTTCGATGGAAATCGAGGTTGAAGAAGAGGGCACTGAGAGCGAAGAAGGTATGGCAAAGAAGCCTGCGCTTTCTGGTGCGTCTTCTCCTCCTATGTCATCGCCCATGTCTACGCCTGAACCAAAAAAGGGCGATGAAATGCAAGGACGCATTGATGTGCAACTTGGGCTGGGCATGTTAATGGGTGCAATGCAAAAGTTTCCTGAAGGCTCGCCTGAAACCAAAGCGTTAAAAGATGTAATCGGAAAATTAGGCAGCGCGTTTGGTGATATGGATTACAAGGCTAAAGAATTAGTGCCGTCAGAGATTTTGCAAATGATTCAAACCCTGCCACAAGCTGGTGGCGCATCGGCTGAGATGCGAGCAATGGCTGCGGCACCAACCCCTGGGACTCAAAACCCACCCCTTCCGATTTAGGAGAAACGTATGGAACTTTTTCGCCCTAAAGCTGGGACGATTCGTCGGCCAACCGACAATCAACAGCAAAATGGTCAGATTTATAACCCACCCCGCTATGAGCCGTTTGGCGGTCTATCGAATTCGTCTAAGGTTTCCAAAAACCGCATGACGTTGAGCAAACCAGGTGACACCAAGCGTGTTATCTGATTGAAGTTGAGGGCTGAAAATTATGTCGCTTGAAAACCTTTCCTATGACGCAAGGGATGAACTTGCTGCTTTGGCTAAAACCTTGGCTGAGAATCCGAAAACCCGCAAGGAGTTTCTGAGACTGACAAAACAAGCTCATCCTGACCTTCCGGTGCCTGAACTTGAGATCGAAGACCGTACTTCTAAAGCAATCGATGCCCAACAGCAGAAGATTGCTCAATTGGAAGCTCGATTGAAAGAAAAGGATGCTCGTACAGAACTGGAAAAGCGTAGAAATACGTTGAAGGAAAAGCGTCTTGCTGAATCTGATGATGATGTCAAAGCCATTGAGAAATTAATGATCGAAAAAGGCATCAGTAATCATGAATCGGCTGCTGAGTATTACAACTGGATGCGGCAGGCTGATAAACCAACACCTGCTTATAGCAATTCTCCAATTACGTCTAAGGTCAATGACTTTCACAAGTATTTGAAGAATCCAGCGGCGGCGGCAAGGGAAGCGGCGGCAAATGCTTTAAATGAATTGAGACAGGGCAACCAGTCTCGACCTATTGGCCTTCGTTAACTTAGCTTAAAAGGAATACATCATGCCTATTGGTGGCGGTATCATCCCAGCAAGCGGCACCAGTCAGTACAATGAACTGACCTACGTCACCCGTAGAGCGTTCATTCCTAAACTGGTTGTCCAGCTTTATAATTCAACTCCCTTGCTTGCAGCATTGCTTGCTAACTCACAAACCGCTTCCGGTGGTGTGTCGTCAGTAACAGTGCCTGTTCAGGGTTCCCAGTTTGTCAACGCACAGTGGTCGGATTACAGTGGTTCGTTTGCACAACCTGCTGTTCAGCAAGGTGCATATAACGCTGAGTTCAACCTCAAGTTGATGATCGCTCCTGTTCCATTCCTCGGTATGGAAGGTGCAGTACAGCAAGATTACGCTGTGATTCCCTTGATTGAGGCTCGCATGAATGATGCGACCAACGTCATGATGGATGCTATGGCGACTGCGCTTTACACCAATACCAGCAACGCACAACAGTTTACGGGTCTTCCGATTGCTGTTGACTCTGCTGGCACCTATGGTGGTCTGTCTCGTTCGACCTACACATGGTGGGCCTCCAAAGAGTACGCTGCTGGCTCGGTTAATCCAACTCGCCAGAACATCCTCCAGTACATTTCTGGAACGGTGAAAAATGGCGCAGAAGTTCCGACCTTTGGTGTGTGCGGTTTTGGAACTTGGACGCTGTTGGCGCAAGACTTTGTAGGCCAAGAGACCTACATGATTACGCCTGGTAGCAGCTTTGCTCAAGGCGAGGAAGGCCCGACATCTGGCTTTCGCGCACTGATGGTTGCTGGTGTGCCGATTTATCCTGATCCGTATTGCACGGAAGGTGAGCTGTATCTGCTGAATACGAACTACCTCAGCATGTACATTCACGATCAGGCTGAATTTGCCTTTACTGGATTCGAGTCCACCCTGCCAAACTGGCAGATTGGTTATGTTGGCGCTGTGTTGACCATTGCAGAAATGGTGAGCACCAAGCCCAAGAGCATGACCAAGGTGACCGGTCTTAACTCGCTCACGCTGTAAGGAGATCATCATGGCACTTGGCTTACCCAAGCTAATTCTGGCATCAAGCTCGCCTGATGCAAATACGGCAGGTAGTTACTTTGATGCGCAAACGCTTTCAGTTGCCGCATCAGGAACGACGCTGGTACCGGCAGGTATGTACATCATTCAGCCTAGCGCGAACATCAAAGTTCAAACGACGGCTGATGCCACGCCCACTTGGACGGACACCATTGCTGCTAATACTGGCGGTGTGTTGTTCTCAGATGGTATCAACGTAAGATTAGCCAATCTTTCGACTGCCGCTATTTCGACCATGCAGGTGATTACGGTCAATGGTGGTCTTGCAGCACCTGGTACTTACAACACTTAAGCGAGGTAAAGCATGGATGCCAACAAAGTCGGTAGTTTATTGCCGCAACAGTTCGGAGGTATCCTGCTTGGGAAGTTGGTCGCGGCTAACATGAATAGCACGGCAGATCAACAAATCGTGATATTCAGCAATCCGTCTAAGTTTATTCTTCGTCGGATTGTTGCTACCAACGCATCAGTTTCGTTAACCACTGCGGTAGGCGGCATTTATACCGCTGTTTCCAAAGGTGGTGTTGCGGTGGTTGCGGCTTCCCAAGCATATTCTTCGCTTTCAGCTTCGACCTTGTTTCTTGACCTTACGCTGAGTCCAACAGGCAGCGCAAGCACGACCGTGAAAAGCAGTATTCCTAACTTATATCTGTCACTGACCACGGCGCAAGGTGGTGCGGCTACGGCAGATTTCTATGTTTACGGGGATATTCTGGAAGCATGATCTTTGTGACAAACAAAGGTTCCGATACGCTGGTTAGCAAATATGTTGACCAGCGTATTGAGTTTCCTCCAAACAAAAGTGTTGCAGTAGAACCTGTCATTGCTCGCCATATTTTTGGCTATGGCGATGACAATAAAATTCCTTATTTGGTGCGCCTTGGCTGGATGAAAATGAATACAGACTATGAGAAGGCTATGGCCAAACTCAAACAGTTTGTGTTCACAGATGCGCCAATAAAGTCCGACCACTTGTCAGCCCTCGTGGTGGATCGAGTAGCCGCGCCCCCTCTTCGCGGTAGGGGTGCGGCAAAAGTCCAGCCCTCTAGCTGAGACATAAATGGCAACCTTTACAAGCTATATCTCAGACGTCAGAAGGCTGTTGCATGATGCTACAGGTGTGTTCTGGTCGGATACAGAGCTTACAGATTACATCAACGATGCAAGGCAACGTGTCGTCCGTGATACTGGTTGTTTAAGAGCCATTCTTACGGGTAGTACAACAACGTCTGTTGAGACCTTTAATATTACGACGCTAACGCTTCCTGCCTATGCTGACCAGATTCTTGATGTCATCAACGTCAACTTGTATTGGGGCAATACGCGCATTCCGCTTCGATACATGTCATGGACGCAGTTCAATGCTGAACTTAGGTTTTGGCAGAACTACACGGGTAGACCCATTGCGTTTACCAGGTATGCACAAAGCACCATTTATTTAGGCCCAGTGCCTGATCAAGTTTATGCAATGGAATTTGACACCATTGTGTTGCCGGTTGCCTTAACGTCTGATTCTCAGACTGAATCTATCTTAGAGCCTTATACATCTCCTGTGGCTTTTTATGCTGCTTATAAGGCAAAATACAAGGAACAATCTTACGGCGAAGCGGAGATCTTTAATGCTGAATACAAGAAGCAACTCTTGGCAGCAATTAACTCTAGCTTTACACGCCGTCTGCCCACACCCTATTCTATACCGTACTAGTCATGGCTGCTGTTGAGCAAAAGAAGTCCTATCATGTAACAAAGGATTTCAAAGGGCTTAACACCAAAGCCAACCGTACGGCTATCCGTGAGGATGAGTTTGCATGGCTTGAAAATGTCATGCCAATTGGGTATTCAAACCTTAAAGTAATACCTAAAGAAAAGCGTGTTACTTATACGGGTACAAACTTTACTTGGGGCGGTGTCGTGCATTACATGGCAGCAGCCAATATTAATGGCATTGCTTACATGTTTGCCTTCTTTACAAATGGAGGTGCGCAATATGTCAACCTGGAAACCCCAACAGCACCGGTTACCTTGGCTGCGGCAACAACATTTAGCGGAACCAGGACTCAAATCAGTCAATGGAAGAATGAGCGAGTGCTCATCATTGACACAACTTATGGATACGCTACATTCAACGGGACGAATCTCGTTCGGGTCGGTTCGGTCGGCACGGTCACCGTCACAGCGGGTGGCAGCGGATATACGTCAGCACCAATCGTAACCTTTTCTGTTCCTAACGATACCGGCGGTATACAAGCAACAGCTACGGCAACAATTTCGTCAAACCTGGTTACTGCAATTACCATTAATGAACATGGTACGGGTTATACGTCAGCGCCTACTGTTTATATTGGAACTGCTGGCGCTACAGCATGGGTTGCCACAACGGCATTTCAAACCGGTAGATTGCTTTCATCGGGTGGTAATTATTATTACGTCACGGTAGGTGGCACAACAAGTTCAACAGCGCCAAGCCATACCAGTGGCTCTGCTACTAATGGCACTTGCACCTTGCTTTACGTTGCCGATCCAAATGGTGCCGGTTCGGCAGCAACGGCTACAGCGACGGCAATTAATCAACCAGGCACTTGCATTCAGTCTTTTTCAGGAAGAGTGTGGATTGCTGATGACCGGACGGTGTATTACACCGCAGCAGACAGTTACAACGACTTTACAAGCATATCGGCTGGCAATATTACGCTGGTTGATGCCACGCTTTACGGTGACATCACGCAAATTATTGCTGCTAACAACTTCCTTTATGTTTTTGGCGAGTCATCAATCAA